CCCGGGTGCGCGCGGGGGAGGGAAATTCGCAGCGCCGCAGATCCGAGCTTTTTGATCTTGGGGGTGATCTTGCATGGCCGTGCCTGGCCGCAAGCCCAAGCCCCCGCTGCAGGTCGTCCGCGAGGGGAACCCAGGGAAGCGCCCGGTACGCGAGGGTGTCAAGCTGCCGCCGGCCGAGCTGGCGGAGCCGGACTGGTCGTCGTTCTTCCCCGCCTCCCGGTTGCCGGCGAAGCCGCGGGCGCCGCGAGGTGCGGACGACGAGGAGCTGAAGGAGTACCGGCGCGAGGTCCAGGTCTGGCAGCGGCTGAAGCTGGCGCAGGAGGCTGCCGAGTTCGGCCGCGGGGTTGCCAGCCGTGAGTGGCAGCGGGTCGTGCCGGTGCTGCAGCAGATGGCGGGCTTGTCGTCGGTGGACCGGTCGACGGCGGTGGATTACTGCGTGTGCGTGGCCCGGTTGGAGTGGTGTGAGCGGCAGTTGTCCGTCGAGGGTCTGGTGACGATGGGGCAGCGCGGTCCGTGCCGGAACCCGTTGACGACGATCGCGTCGCAGTACCGGACGCAGTTGAAGGCGTACATCGGGGAGCTGGGGTTGAGCCCGTCGGCGCGGGGCCGGTTGACGCCGCCGGAGGGTGGCGACGATGGCGACGACGACGACCCGTTCGACTGAGCAGCTGTCCGTCGAGGACTGCGCCGATGGCCTGCCAGTTCCGCGGGCTGCGCTGCACGAGCTGGGCATGTCGGATGAGGAGATCGCGGACGCGCTGCTGTCGCGTCCGCTGGTCACCGCCTTTCAGATGCCGGAGCAGCCGGGTGCTTGGTTCGATGTGGCGGCGGCCCGGCGGGCGAAGGCGGCGATCGAGTCGTTCAAGCACACGAAGGGCCGGTGGGGTGGCACGCCGCTGAAGCTGGCGCCGTGGCAGTTCGTGTGGGTGATTGCTCCCGTGTTCGGCTGGCTGTGGCACGACCCGGAGCTGGGGCGGGACGTGCGTGTGGTCCGCGCGGTGTGGATCGAGGTGCCGCGGAAGAACGGCAAGTCCACGCTGTCCTCGGGGATCGGGCTGGCGCTGCTGCTGGCGGATCGGGAGATCGGCGCCGAGGTGTATGCGGCGGCCGGCTCGCTGGAGCAGGCGAAGCGGGTGTTCGACGATGCGAAGCGGATGGCGCAGACGTCGAAGGCGGTGAAGGGCCGGGCCGAGGTGCTGACCTCGGTGATCCGGGTGCCGCGGACGGGCGGGGTGTTCCGGGCCTTGTCGCGGATCGCGGAGACGGCGCACGGCTTGAACGTCTCCGGGGCCGTGATCGACGAGGTCCACGTGCACAAGTCGAGGGATCTGATCGATGCGATCGAAACCGGGACGGGTGCGCGTGACCAGCCGCTGATCGTGTTCATCACGACGGCGGACGATGCCCAAGAGGGCTCGATCTACGACGAGAAGCACTCCTACACCCGCAAGGTCGCCGAGAACGTGGTGCAGGATCCGGCGCACTACGGGGTGATCTGGGCCGCGGACGAGTCGGATGATCCGTTCGACGAGAAGACGTGGCGGCGCGCGAACCCGGGCCTCGGCGTCTCGCCGACGCTGGCGTACCTGCGGCGTGAGGCGAACAAGGCGCAGGCGACGCCGAGCTACTTCCCGACGTTTCTGCGGCTGTCGCTGAACGTCCGCGAGAAGGCCAGCACCAGGTGGATCGACGTCCGCGCCTGGGACCGGGTGGCCGGCATGGTCGACGAGGGCGTGCTGAAGGGGCGGCGCGCGTGGGGCGGGCTGGACTTGTCCGCGGTGTCCGACCTCAGCGCCTGGGTGCTTGCGGTGGAGTCGAAGCAGCCGGGCGTGGAGCTGGAGCTGGTGTCCCGGTTCTGGCTGCCGTCGGAGCGGCTGGAGGACCTGCAGCGGCAGCTTCAGGTGCCGCTCGCCCAGTGGGCGCGTGAGGGCTTCCTGAAACTCACCGAGGGCGACGCGATCGACTATGACACGATCGAGAAGCAGGTGCTGGCGGACTGCAAGCACTATGACGTGCAGTGGATCGGCTATGACCGCATGTTCGCCGGGCAGCTGGTGCAGAACGTGGACCGGGAGACGCGCCGCGGCGTGAAGGTCACGCCGATCTCGCAGACGTTCCTGGGCCTGTCGCCGGCCTGCAAGGAGCTGGACCGTCTGCTGCTGGAGCAGCGGTTTCGGCACGGCGGGCATCCGATCCTGCGGTGGATGGCCGGGTGCGTGGAGACGATCGCGGACGGCAACGACAACTACCGGCCGACGAAGCCGGACCGGAAGAAGTCGCAGGCCCGGATCGACGGGATCGCGGCAACGGTGATGGCCCTGGACGGATACCTGCGGCGGCCGAAGGCGAAGTCGCGGGTGGCGGTCGGATTCTGATGCGAGGGGGTGCTCGTGGCCCCCTTGGAGAAGCCCCAGCCGGGTGAGCCGCTGTGGTGGGTGGACCGGTTGTGGAAGCAGCTCGCGGACCGACGCCGGTATGCGGACCTGATGCGACAGTACTACTCGGGTGACCATCCGTTGCCAATGATCCAGGAGAAGGCGCGGCCCGGGTTCCAGCGGTTGCTGAAGCAGGCTCGCTCGAACTATGTGGGCTTGGTCGTGGATGCGACGGCGGAGCGGCTGCAGATCGACGGCTTCCGGCTCGGCCAGGACGATCGGGTCGGCGACAGGAAGCTGTGGCGGATCTGGCAGGCGAACGCGATGGACGCCGACTCAGATCTGCAGCTGACGGAGGCGGTGAAGGTCGGCCGCTCGTTCGCGCTGGTGGCGCCGAACCCGGTCGACGAGGCGACGCCGCTAATCACGGCGGAGGATGCGACGCAGGCGATCGTCGCCTACGAGTCCGGGAGCCGTCGTAAGCGGCGGGCCGGTCTGAAGACGTTCGTCGACGACTGGACGGGCGATGTCTGGACGACGCTGTTCGTCGACGGCCTGATCTTCAAATACCGAGCGCCAGCACCGCAGACTGGTGCCATCACGGATCCGAGGTGGGAGCCGCGGGAGGTGCGCGGCGAGGACTGGCCGGCGAGGAACCCACTCGATGTGGTGCCGCTGGTAGAGATCCCGAACCGGCCGGACCTGCTGGGCGAGGCACATTCGGAGATCGAGGACGTCCTCGACGATCAGGACCGGATCAACAAGACGCTGATCGACCGGATGATGGCGCAGGAATTCGCGGCGTTCCGGCAGCGCTGGCTGACCGGCTACGAGGTTCCGACGGACGACAACGGGCAGCCGATCGAGCCGTTCCAGTCGGCGGTGGACCGCCTGTGGGTTATCGAGGACGAAGGCGTAAAAGTCGGCGAGTTTTCGGCGACCGATCTGCGGCCGTACCTGGATTCGATCGAGTCGGACGTGCAGCACATGGCTGCACGCACCCGCACCCCAGCGCAGTACCTGCTGGGCAAACTCAGCAACGTGAACGGGGAGACGCTGAAGGCGACGGAGTCCGGTCTCGTGGCGAAGGTCCGACAGCGGCAGCGCCCGCTCGGCGAGGGGCAGGAGGAGGTGGCGAGGCTGGCCCTCCGGGCGGCCGGCGACACACGGGACCTGTCGGCGCTTGAGGTGATCTGGCACAACCCCGAGTTCCGCACGGAGGGTGAACTCGTGGATGCGCTGGTCAAGATGTCTACGCTCGGGGTGCCGCGGGAGGCGCTGTGGGAGCGGTGGGGTGCGTCGCAGACGGAGATCGCGCAGTGGCGCGAGTTGGCCGATCAGCAGGCGGCGCGGATCCTCGGCGGGGACCCGGCGAGCCTGTTCGGGCCGAAGCCCGGCGTGACCGCGGACGCGGCGGATACCGATGGCGTCGCCGACTGATCTGGGGCGCACCCGCTACATCCAGGTGACCTCGGTGATCCGCGCGGTGGTGCAGCAGGTGCAGGCCCTGTGGAAGGGCATGTCGCCGACGGCCGTCGAAGGGGATCTGGCGGGCGCGGCGGGCGCGGCGATCGTGACTGCTGTCGCCGAGGGGCAGTTGTCGGTGGCGGGTGCAGCCCAGGCTTACATTGCTGCGCAGATGGCCGCGCAGGGCGGATCGGCGGCGGCCGAGGCGGCGCTGGTGGCTTCCGCCTTCGCCGGGATCGCACCGGATGGCGGACCGCTGGAGACACTGCTGTTCCTGCCGGCGATCGGGGTGCGGCGGCGCCTGACAGCCGGCATGACGCCGGAGGAGGCGATGCTCGGCGGGCTCGCTGACATGGCCCGCTATGCGTCCACGGCGATCGCGGACACGGCCCGGTCGGCGGATCAGGTCGCGATGGCCGCGCATCCGTCGTGTGTCGCTTACGTGCGGGTGGTGCAGCTGCCTGCGTGCGCGCGCTGCATCATTCTGGCCGGCCAGATGTACCGCTACAGCGAGGGCTTTCTGCGGCATCCGAATTGCGACTGCCAGACGCTTCCGCTGCGCGAGGAGGACTGGCCGGGTGTCCCGACCCCTCAGCAGCTGTTCGACCGCATGCCGCAGCGCGAGCAGCGCCGCGTCTTCACAGCGGCGGGAGCCGCGGCGATCCGGTCCGGTGCGGACGTGGGGCAGGTCGTGAACGCTCGCCGCGGGATGCAGACGGCACACCTGGCTGGCCGGCGCTTGCAGGTGACGTCGGAAGGCGCGACCCGCCGCGGCCTGTACGGCTCGCGCGCGCGGCGCGCGGGCGGCGAATTCGCCCGGTTCCCCGGTGAGCGGTACTCCCGGGTGACGACGCCGCGTCTGATGCCGGAGGAGATCTTCCGCATCGCCGACGACCGCGCCGAGGAGCTTCGGCTGCTGCGCCGCTACGGCTACATCGTGTGATCTTCCCCGCCGTGAGGGCGGGGCGATTGGAAGGAGTCGGCCGCGATGGCTGACGAGAACGGCACCACTCCCGAGTCGCCGGAGACGCCCGAGACGGGCGCTGCCGAGGGCGCGGGCGCACCGGCCGCTGAGCGGCCGAAGGAGACCGGCGAGACGAAGATCCCGCCGGAGGTGGAGCGGGCGCTGCGGAAGGCCAACAAGGAGGCCGAGACGCTGCGTCTGAAGCTGAAGGAGTTCGAGGACCGCGACAAGACCGAGGCGCAGAAGCTGGCCGAGCGGGCCGCAGCCGCGGAGAAACAGGCCGCAGAGGCGCAGGCGGAGCTGATGCGGTACCGGGTCGCGGCGGATAAGAAGCTGCCTGCCGAGCTGGCCGCGCGTCTGCGGGGTTCCACGCCGGAGGAGATGGCCGCGGACGCGGACGAGCTTCTGTCGCTGCTCGCCGCGCAGAGGCAGCGGCAGACCCCCAGCTACGACGGCGGTGTCCGGCAGACGTCCCGCCCCACGTCCATGAACGACCTGATCCGTCAGCAGGCGGGTCGGGGCTGACTGACTCCCGGCACGGCACGGTCCGGCCGGTTTCACCGAAAGGATGGGCCGGATCGTGGCCTACAACAACATCACCTCGCGGACCGACGCGCAGGCGCTCATCCCCGAAGAGGTCTCCAACGAGATGCTCGGCAAGGCGACCGAGCAGTCCGCGGTGCTGCAGCTGTTCCGCCGGGTGCCGGTGCAGGCGACGCAGGTCCGGTTCCCGGTCCTGTCGGCGCTGCCGATGGCGTACTGGGTGTCCGGTGACACGGGCCTGAAGCAGACCACCGAGGTCAGCTGGACGAACAAGTACCTGAACATCGAAGAGATCGCGACGATCATGCCGGTGCCGGACAACGTCCTGGCCGATGTGGACGCGAACATCTGGGACACGGCGATGCCGCTCCTGGTGGAGGCGTTCGGCCGGACCCTGGACACGGCGGTGTTCTTCGGGACGAACGCCCCGGCGTCGTTCCCGACCAACATCCTGGCCGCCGCCACGGCGGCGGGGAACACGGTCGACGAGGGTACCGCTGCGGCCTCCGGCGGTTTCTTCGGCGACGTCGACAAGCTGTACGGCGTGGTCGAGGACGACGGCTTCGACATCACCGGCTTCGTCGCCGCCACCTCGGCCAAGGCCAAGCTGCGGGCCGCGCGCGACAGCCAGGGCCGCAAGCTGGACACGGGCCGGGTCTCCGGCTCCCTGGACACCCTCGACGGCTTCCCGGTCATGTACCCGATGCGTGGCCTGTGGCCGGTCGCGGGCGGCGCTGGCGTCAACGGTGTGCGCATGTTCGGCGGCGACTGGGGCCAGTTCATCGTGGGGGTCCGCCAGGACATCACGATGAAGGTGCTGGACCAGGCGGTCATCACCGACAACACGGGCGCGATCGTCTACAACCTCGCGCAGCAGGACATGACCGCCATCCGTCTCACCTTCCGGGTGGGCTGGCAGGTCGCGAACACGCTGAACAACGACCGGCCCACCGAGGCCGACCGCTACCCGGTGGGTCTCATCAGGACCATGGGCGCCTGACCGAACCCGCTACACGCCGCCCTGACACCGCCCGGGTGTCGGGGCTTTGTCATGGGAGGTATCGGCCGTGGCCGAGTCCAAGAGCACCAGCAGCAGGCAGTCCAAGACGACGCAGGAGACGCCGAACGACGGTGTCGCCCGCGCGATCCAGGAGGCGACCGACGAGGCCGAGGGGCAGGGGTATCTCGGTGTCGCCGTCGACCCGACGCCGAACGAGAACTACACCCTGAAGGGCGTCACCTCGGGCGCCCCGACCCCGGAGACGGACGCGGAGTACGCGCGCGAGGTGCGGCAGAAGCTCGACGACGACGCCCGCACGCGCTGACGGAGGGGGGTGGCCGCCGTGGCTGTGCTCCCCTCGCTGGCGACGGTGGCCGACCTCGCCACCCTGCTGGGGCGCACGTTCACCCCGCAGCAGGAACTGCAGGCTCAGGCCCTGCTGGATCAGGCGTCGGCGGTGGTCCGCGCCTACGTCCGACAGGACATCAGCCGGGCTACAACCACGGACACGTTCACGATGCGCCGCACACCGGTGCTGCACCGGTGTGCGGGCGCGGTAACGCTGCCGCAGCGCCCGGTCGTGGACATTGAGACAGTCCTCGTCAATGGCGTGCCGACGCAGGACTGGTGGCAGGACGGCAGTGACCTGCTGCTGCGCTCGGCCGCGTGGGACCGGCCGCCGGCCGCGCACCGGCCGCCCCAGGTGACGGTCACCTACACGCACGGCTATGACCCGGTGCCGGCGGACATCCAGGCGATCGTCATGCAGGCCGCCAACCGGGTGATCGTCAACCCGTCTGGGATCCGCTCGGAGACAGTGGGCGGCGAGTCCGTCACCTACCTGATCCCGGCGGTCGGCGAGTACCTGGGTGTGCTGCTGTCCCGCACCGAGCAGAAGGTGCTGGACCGCTACCGGCGCACGGCCGGCTCGGTGAACCTGCGGAGCCGCTGATGCTGTACGAGCAGGACATCGTCATCGTCCGGCCCGGCAAAGTCGAGGACGCCTACGGCAACGAGCAGGACGACTGGGGCGATGCGGCCACCCGTATCCCCGTGTCCGGGGTGAACGTACAGCCAGCCGGTGGCTCGACGGAGGACACCGAGGACCGCCAGGTCACGGTGACGGGCTGGCGCCTGTACACGCCGCGCGGCATGGACCTCGACCTGCGCGAGACGGACCGGGTCCAGGCGTGGGGCACGACGATGCAGGTGGTCGGCAAGGTGGCCCGCTGGCCGGCCCCGGGCGGGGGCGTGCATCACGTCGAGGCTGACCTGAGGGAGGTGGATTAGTGCCCTCTGCGCAGTGGAGGTTCGTGCCCAACCCTCGCCTGTTCCAGGAGATCGCCCGCAGTGCTGGGATGCGGGATGCCCTGAAGGACGTCGCCGACCGCGGCGCGGCTGCAGCGCGGGCGATCGCCCCCACCTACACCGGCCCCACCTACAACCCGGGCGTGCAGCGGCACGGCGAATACGCGGCGAGTATCTACTCGGCCGCGTCGATGAGACCGAACGGGTGGCGGGCCGAGTTCGGTGCGACGGCGCCATGGGCGCTGCAGGTCGAGTTCGGCACCGGCCGCCCGGCCACCACACAGGACCGACCGCAGACCGGCTGGTCTCCGAAGACGCGCACGCTGGGGCGCGCCCTGGACGCACTGAGGAGCATCTGATGCCGCGGATCAAGCTGGCCCACTGGCACGACGGGCACCAGCCCGGCGAGGAGATCGGCGTGTCCGACGCGGAGTTCGCCGCGCTGCAGCGTGACGGGCGCGTCGCCGAGACGGTGCAGACGCCGCGGGAGGAGCCGCCGGCTCCTCAGCAGGAGGGCGAGGCACAGCCCGCCCCGGTGGCCGAGCAGCAGGGCCGCAGGCGGCGATGAGCCTGCCCGTCGCCCGGATGCCGGACATAGAGCAGGTCACGGTCGCCTACCTCAAGAGCGTGCTGCCGTCCGGCACCATCGTCGGCACCCAGTGGCCGGCCGATCTGGACGCCAGGCTGGCAGCAGGGGTGGTGTCGGTGACGCTGGGCGGCGGCGGCTCCCGCCTCAAGACTGTGACCGCCGACCGGACCGTCGACATCGACATCCTCGGCAAGACGAAGAAGCAGGCCCGTGACCTGGCCGCCGATGTCTCCGCGTATCTGCTGGCCGCCCGGGGCTCATCGCTGCCGGGCGCTCGCATCTACGACGTGAGTGAGACGTCCCTGATCTGGCTGCCCTACCAGCCGTCCGCGGAGACCGACATCATCCCCCGCTACGTGCTGGTGATGAGCATGGTCGTCCGCCCCGCATAGCAGGACCCCAACCCGCACCCTCTTTGACCATCCACCCGCCGGCGAGCGCTGCGCGGGTCCTCGCCATGCCTGGAGGCATCAGTGGCGCTCAACGCCGACAACGTGCGCGTCGGACTCAACGGCAACATCTACATGGCCCCCAAGGGCACGACAGCTCCGGTGGATCTGGACTCCGCCTGGGGCGCGGCTTGGCTCGACCTGGGTTACATGTCCGACGACGGGGTCAGCTTGGAGTACTCGACGGACGTCGAGGACATCACCGCCTGGCAGTCCCTGTCCCCGGTCCGCCGCGTACTGACCAGCGTCGACATGACGCTCGGCTTCACCGCGATCGAGCTGAAGACCCGCACCATCACCGCCTACTTCCCCGGCGCGACGATGACGGACGTCTCCGGCACCGTCCACCAGCTCAGCATCCCCAGCGCCCCCGGTCCGCAGGAGTTCGCCTTCGGACTGGAGTGGGTCGACGGCACGATCAAGAACCGTCTGATCATCCCGCGCGGCGAAATCACCGACCGCGGCGCCATCACCGTCGGCCGCTCCGAGGCTGTCGCCCTGGAGATGACCGTGTCCGCCTACGCCACTTCCGCGCCGGAGCTGGCCACGTGGCTGTCGAACGACCCGGCCTGGGCTGCCGCGGCCTGAGCCCTGATCTCCCCGGCAGACGCGCAAGCGGGTCGCGTCTGCCGGGGCCCAACCCGCTCACCCGCAGGAGAACCACATGACCACCACCAGCAAGAAGGCCGCCGGCCGCGAAGTCGTCTCCCTCGACTCTCTCGCCAAGCAGAAGCGCGAGGCGCTGCCCGAGCCCGTCACGTTCGAACTCCACGGCGTGGAGTTCACCCTGGAGCCCTTCCACTCCCTGCCGATGGACGTGCAGGAGCGCATGCGCGGCCCGGAGGACTACCTCAGCATCCTGCGCACGGCGCTCGGCCCGGACAAGGTCAAGGAGATGGTCGACGCCGGGTACACGCTCGCCGACCTCAACCTGGTCGCCGAGGAGTGGATGCGCCGCTCCGGGATCGAGCCGGGGGAATCGCCGGCCTCCACCGCTTCCTAGAGGAGTACGGGGAGGCCGTCGAGTGGGACATCCCCCGCTACTGGCCCGGCCGGTCCATCAAGGATCTGTGGCGCGGTGAGATGACGTGGCGTGAGCTGCGCGTCTTCCTGCGGTACCTGCCACAGGATTCCGCGACCGCGCGGGCGGTCCGCGGGGCAACGCCCGAGCAGGAGACGTGGACGCTGGACCGGCAGCTGCTGGCGTCCCTGGTGGACGCTCAGCGCGAGAACACGTTCGCGATGGTCAAGCTGCACGGCGACCCGAAGAAGACGAAGCGGCTGAAGCCGCCCGAGCCGATTCCCCGGCCAGGTGTCGAGCCACGCCGTAAGAGCAACATCATCCGCTTCGGTGGCCGCCACGGCTCCGGGGCAGCACAACTGGCGCAGGCCTTCGGGCGGTCCGCCGTGAACCAGTGACCGGGGGTGCGCGGTGGCAGCAGGTGGTGTTCTCGTCGGCCGCGGCTACGTCTCCATCCGGCCCGAGTTCGAGGGTGACTGGTCGCAGTCGGTCAACGCGCGCGCGTCCCGCGCCGGCAAGTCCGGCGCGGGCGCGTTCAGCAAGGCGTTCGGCGCCGGCCTGAAGGGGCTGGGCGCGCTGGCCGGCGTCGCCATCGGGGCGAACCTGTCGTCGGCCGCCGCCGGTGCCGCAGCACTGGCTCCGGCCCTGGCGACCGCGGGTGCAGCCGCTGCCGCCCTGAAGATCGGCCTGTCCGGGGTGGGCGAGGCGTTCAAGCTGGCGTTGGCCCACCAGTCGGCGAACGCCAGCGCTGCCGCCTCCGCAACGAAGGCCGTCGAGTCGGCCCAGCGAGGGCTGGCCAATGCTCAGCGCACGCTCGCGGACGCGCGCGTGCAGGCAGCCGAGCGGGTCCGTGAGGCCCAGCGGGCCGTGGCGGACGCCGAGCAGAACTTGGCCCGGGTCGTCGAGGACTCGGCGCAGCGGCAGCGCGACGCCCAGGAGTCCGTCCGCGACGCCGAGCGGGACCTGAGGGATGCGCAGCGCGACGCACGTGAGGCACAGGTATCCCTCACCGACGCCCGCATCGAGGCGACGCGGGCATTGCAGGACATGAACACCCGGCTCGCCGAGTCCCGGCTCGACGAGCGTGAGGCCGTCCTGCGCCTGCAGGAGGCCGAGAAGGAGCTGCGCGCCGCACAGTCCCGCCCCGGTGTGACGCCGGAGCAGCTCGCCAAGCTCCAGCTCGCCTACGACCGGGCCAAGCTCAACTTGCAGGGACAGCGGGAGGAAACCAAGCGCCTGGCGGCCGACACGGCGAAGGCGAACAAGGCGGGCGTCGAGGGCTCCGAGCAGATGCAGCGGGCACGCGAGCGTGTGGCTACCGCCAGCGAGACGGTCGCCGACCGCGAGCGGTCCCTGACCAAGGCGCAGGAGGAGGCACGCCGTACCGGCGTTGAGGCGGCCCGCGATATCGCCGACGCTCAGCAGGCGCTGCGGGACGCACAGGCCGGTGTCGACAAGGCCCGCCAGGAAGGGCAGCGGCAGATCGAGGACGCGCAGCGGGCGGTCGCTGATGCTGCGGCCGCGGTCGCCGAGGCGCAGGCGGCGGCAGCCGCCCAGACCAGCAAGTTCGATGAGGCCATGGCGAAGCTCGCGCCGAACGCGCGCTCCTTCGTCAACGCGGTCCGGGGTCTCGCCCCGCAGTGGGACGCCATGCGCCTGTCGGTGCAGAATCGCCTCTTCGAGGGCCTGGACTCCACCGTCACCCAGCTGGGCCGCACCACCATCCCTGTGCTGCAGCGGCAGCTGACAGCGACAGCTGGTGTGTGGAACGAGATCGCGAAGAATGCGGCGGCCGGCGTGCAGGAGATGGCCCGGTCCGGCATGCTCGACAAGATCCTCGCTGGCGCTACGGACAATCTGCGGGTGTTTCAGGACGCCCCGCGGCAGATGATCACCGCCTGGGGGCAGCTGAGCGTCGCAGCCCAGCCCGCGTTCCACCAGCTCATGACCCAGTTCGCCGGCGCCATCAAGAGCTTCAGCGACGGCATCGCCAAGAGCTTCGAATCCGGCGGGCTCGAGCAGGCCATCAGCAGCGCGTTCGAGATCATCAGCCAGTTCGGGACGCTGCTCGGCAACGCCCTGGGCGTCGTGCAGCAGATCTTCAAGGCCGCCAGCGATGCCGGCGGCCAGATCGTCGGCGTGCTCGCCAGCGTGTTCGGCGAGCTGGAGCGCGTCTTCGCCGCACCCCAGATGCAGGCCCAACTGCGGTCCCTGTTCGCGTCGGTGTCGCAGATCGTGGGCGCTCTCGTGCCCGTGCTCGGGGCAGTGGTGCAGGCTGCGGTGCCTCTGCTGGCCGCGGTCCTCCAGCCCATCGCCACGCTCGCGACCGCTCTTGGCCCGGTCCTTCAGCAGCTCGCCCAGATGCTCGGCGCAGCACTCCTGCCGATCATCCAGGCCCTCGCGCCCGCTCTGGTGATGATCGGCACCACGATCGTGCAGCTCGTGGCATCTGTGCTGCCCCTGTTGCAGCCCATCGCCGCTTTGATCGCGCAGGTCATCACGTCGCTGGCGCCGGCGCTGGCGCCCGTCCTGGCGGTCATCACGCAGATCGTCACCACGCTGGTCGGTCCGCTGACGCGTGTCGTTCAGGCGCTGACTCCCGCTCTGGTGAAGGTGGCCGACCTGGTGGCGCAGGCCTTCCGGGACTTCGAGCCGCTGCTCGCACCGCTGGTGGGCCTGCTCGGCACCATCGCGCAGCTGGTGGCCGACGTGTTCGCGGCCGCGCTTCAGCAGCTCATGCGCGTACTGGAGCCGCTGATCCGCGTGGCATCCCAGCTCGTTCAGACGGTCCTTCAGGCGCTGGCACCGATCCTCCCGGCGGTCGCCGCCGGCTTCGGCGCGATCTCGACGGCGCTGGTTACGATCATGCAGCCGCTTGCCGGGGTCGTCGGGTCTCTGGCTCAGCAGCTGGTCCCGATCATCACCGATCTGACGCCGATCGTCTCCAGCCTGGCCAGCGTGTTCGCGGAGACGCTGGCGCAGGTTCTGCCGCCTCTGGCCCAGGCTGTCATCAGCCTGGCCGCGGCCTTTGCGCCGGTCCTTCCGGTGGTGGCCGAGCTGCTCGGCATGATCCTGGAGATGGCGGCCGGTGTCCTCATACAGCTGCTGCCGTCGCTGCTGGAGCTGGTGCAGGCTGCGGTTTCCCTGACAGTCGCGCTGCTGCCGATCTTGCCGCCGCTGGTCGAGCTGGTCGGGCTGGTGCTGGAGCTGGCGGTAGGCGTGGTGTCAGCACTGCTGCCGCCGCTCATCGACCTTGCCGGCTTCTTCATCAGCGGGTTCGCGACCGCCCTGTCGACTGTGATCGGCTGGGTGTCCGGGCTGATCCGGGTACTTGCGTCCCTGGTCACGTGGGTGGTTCAGCACGTCGGGCCGGCCTTCCGCTGGCTGAATGACAAGGTGATCCAGCCGGTGTGGCGGGCGATCCGTGAGGCCATCAGGTGGTCGTGGGTCAACATCATCAAGCCCATCTTCGATGCGATCAAGCTGGGTATCCAAGGGGTTGGCGGGGTCTTCCGCTGGTTGCGCGACCACATCGTCAAGCCGGTCTGGAACACCATCAGCAGCGTCATCAAGACGGCTTGGACCAGCGGCATCAAGCCCGCATTCGATGCCGTGAAGACCGCCGTCGGCAAGGTCGCCGACGCGTTCAGCACGGCGAAGGATGCGATCGGCAAGGCCTGGAAGAAGATCGAGGGCCTCACGAAGGCGCCGATCAACTTCGTGATCGGCACCGTGTGGAACAAGGGGGTCGTCAAGGCCTGGGACAAGATCCTCGGCTGGGTGCCTGGCCTGCCCAAGCTGAAGGAGCTGCCGCTGCTGGCGCAGGGCGGTACCGTCCCCGCCCGGCCCGGCATCTACAACCGGCCGACGGCGATCGTCGGCGAGGGCGACCCGCGGCACCCCGAGTTCGTCATCCCCACCGACCCCCGCTACCGGTCACGGGCGCTCGGCTTGTGGGAGGCCGCGGGCGGTCAACTGATGGCGGACGGCGGCATCCTCGGCAGCATCGTCGGCGGGATCAAGAGCATCGGCGGGAAGGTCGGCGGGTTCTTCTCGTCGGCCGCCTCCTTCCTGAAGGATCCCGGCAAGGCTCTCGACACGCTGATGGGTGGCCTGCTCGAACCGCTGCGGGCCATGAAGGACTCGGCGTGGGGCAAGCTCGCGCTGGGCATCCCCAGGTCGATCCTCAAGGGGCTGAAGGACCTGGTGTCCTTCGGTGGCGGAGGCGGCGGCGGTGGTGACATCGGCGGCACCATCCCGAAGGGGCAGCGCCTGGCCGTCATCAATCAGGCGCTCGCCGCGGCCGGGGTGCCGCCCCCGGGCTCACTGCCGCAGTGGCAGGCCGGCCTCAACACGCTCATCACGAGGGAGTCCGGCTGGAACCCGCGGGCCATCAACCGCTGGGACTCCAACGCCAAGGCGGGCATCCCGTCGCAGGGCCTGGCGCAGACCATCCCGCCGACCTGGTCGGCCTACGTGCCCGCCTCGCTGCGATCGCGCGGCATCCTCGACCCGGTCGGCAACGTGGCGGCCGCCATCCGTTACATCGTCGCCCGGTACGGCAACATCACCAACGTTCAGCAGGCCAACGCGAACCGGCCTCCGGCCGGCTACGACAACGGCGGCTGGCTCCAGCCAGGATGGAACTACAACGGGCTCGGGACCCCCGAGGCTGTCCTGACGCCGCAGCAACTGCGGATTCTGGAAGGCGCCGCCGTGGCCGGCGTCGCGGCGGCCGGCGGCCTGCGGCCGGGTGACTCCGTCACCCTGGTGGTGCAGGACGGGCCCACGCTGCGCGCCTACGTACAGGGCGAAGCGCAGCAGGTCGTTGGCGAGAACAACAGGCAGATCATGACGGCTCTGGGCGCACGTCCGAGGGGGTGACCTGTGGCGATCCCCGGGAACTTCCTGTCCGCGACGACGGAGACGATCGATCCGAATACGAGCGGCTGGGCTGCGAAGCTGAACTGCACCCTGTCGCTCGGCTCGGGCGGCCGGAACGGCGACGGCTGCGTCACCATGCGGTCGACGGCGGCTGGGGAGATGCAGGCCCGCACCTACTCCTCGTATGGGGTGCAGCCGGGTGAGACGTACTGGGTGTTCGCGGATGCCAGCAGCGCGACGCTCCCGGAGCGGATCGGGATCCGCTGGCTGTCCGCGACCGGCGCGGAGGTGTCCGTCACCTGGTCGCTGACGACGACTGCCGCGTCGGCGACGTGGCATCGCATCTCGGTCGGTGGCCAGGCCCCGGCGACTGCGGCCCGCGCCCAGGTGCTGGTGTCGGCCACCGCCACGGCCGGCAACCAGACCGTCTTCTTCGAGAACGTGTACCTCGGCTATCCGCTGCGCTTCGCGGGGAACTTGCTGTCCTTCGACGCGGAGCAGCAGGAGATCACTGGCACGTCGTGGGCGGTCGAGGCCAACTGCGCGCTCAGCCGGTCGGCGCCGCCTGTGTCCTGGCCGGTCACCTGGTACTACTCCGGTGGTGAGACGCTGACGCTGACGGTGACCGCGGCCGGGAACGCGTCGGCGGCCTGTGTGGAGCGGCCGGCCGTCACCCCGGGGGTGGAGTACCTGGGGTACGCCTACCTCAACCCGCCCACGAGCGCCTCGACGTGCTGGGTGGAGTTGCGCTTCTACGACAGTGGCGGGGCGCAGATCCAGGCGATTCGGTCGACGCTGGCCGCCCCAGGCACGGGCTGGTATCGGCAGATCGCGTCTGCGGTCGCCCCAGCGGGGGCAGCCTCGGCATCGCTGGCTGTGGGGATCACCTCGGCGACGGCCGGGCAGGTGATGCGCACGGAGGGCGCCGTCGTCAAGGTGCGCACCGCGGCGCCCACCAGCAGCGCCCAGAACACGAACCTGGTCAGCTACGCGGACTCCAACTTCGAGCAGGGCATCGGCCAGTGGACGACGGTGTCCGGGGTGGCAACGCTGGCCCGGTCGACGCCGTGGGGCGCGCTCTCCTTCGAGCAGGCGTACAGCCTGACCGTCACCAGCAGCACCGCGGCCGCGAGCACCATCCGCTCCGGCATCTACAAGGTGACGCCCGGGACGAACCACAGGATCAAGGGCACGTACCGGCGTACTGCGGGCGGCTGGAGCATGGTGGCCTCGGTGCGCTGGCTCGACGCCTCCAACGCGCTGATCAGCACAAGCACCTCGTCGAGCGTCGCGATCCCCAGCGACGGCCTCTGGTACACCCTGGCATTCGATTTCACGGCACCGGCGGGCGCCGTGTCGGCGCAGGTCGACTACACGCTGACGGCGACGGCAGCGAGCAGTGTCCTGCAGGTCGACAGCGTCACCTTGTACCAGGTGCTGCCGCAGTCGACGCTGACGGTCGACAACACCTCAGCGTCGGCCACGCTCGTCATGCGGGAGATCGACACCAGCCGCGTGATGACCGTCTACCGCATCCTGGCGGACGGGTCGCGGACGCTGGTGCGGGGGGCGTCGGGGCTGCTGGACCGGGTGTCCCCGGCGGACGACACGATGGTCGTCACCGACTACGAGGCGCCGCTCGGCGTCCCGTTCTCCTACCGGATTGAGTTCTACAGCACGTCGACGGGCATGCTGACGGAGTACCGGCGGACGGCGACGGTCACCCTCGATGCGGGCGACCCCAGCTATGTGTGGCTGAAGGACCCGCTCCGACCGCTGGTCAACATGCGCGTGCTGGTCGCGCGGGCCCCGGACTGGCAGCAGCCGATCGAGCAGCAGGTGTACCGCATCCGCGGCCGGCAGACCGCGGTCGTCCTCTCGGGGGTGCGCTCCGGCCGCGAAGGCTCGCTGGTCGTGTGGACGCAGACCGACGAGGAGCGGGAGGCGCTGCGGTTCCTGCTGTCCACCGGCAACGTGCTGCTGTGGCAGTCGGCGCCCGGGATGGGTGAGTCCGATGTGTACGTCGCGGTCGGCGAGACCGCGGCCCCTCGGATCACCACCTACGCGCCTGAGCCGTGGCGGGAGTGGACGCTGCCGCTCGTCGAGGTGGACCGCCCGACTGGCGGCATGGCCGGCTCGCCGACGTGGACGGTGCGCGACGTCAGCATCGAGGTCCCGACCGTGCTGGGGCTGCTCGGCCGCTACGCGACCGTGCTGGACCTGGCCCTGAACCAGCGCGCCGACGGCTGAGAGGGGGCGCCCATGTACCCGCCACCCTCTGCCCGGTTCCTGCCTGCGCTGCGGGAGTCGCACGTCCCGTACACGCAGGTGCAGTTGATGCGCACCGACGGCGTCGTCGTCGATCTGCCGCACATGGACGGCCAGGTGACGGTGGACCGCGGCAGCTCGGTGCGCCGCACCTGCTCGGTGACGGTCCCGGACGTGAGCCTGCTGCCGATGACGCCGACGGATCAGTTGGCCGTGTACGGGGCGCGGCTGCGGATCCGTAGCGGCATCATCTACGGCGACGGCACCATCGAGGCCGTCCCGCTCGGCCTGTTCCGCATCGACCGGGTCGCCGGTGATCCGACGCTCGGCCCCGTCACCATCGACGGCTCAGGTCTCGAAGCGGTCATCGCTGACGACAAGTTCCTCACCCCGTACACCACCCGCGGGGGCACGGCGGCGGTCACGGCGATCACCGGGCTGATCCAGGACAGCATCCCCGACGCTGTCGTCGTCAACCTGGCCAGCGATGCGACGATCGGCACCCGCACCTGGGATGTGCAGGGCGACCGGTGGGCGGCCGTGCAGGAGTGCGCAACCGCGATCGGCGCCGAGGTCTACGCGGACGCGGACGGCCAGTTCATCGTCTCCGAGCTGCCCGACATGCTCACCGCCCCCGTCGCCTGGGATGTCGACGCGGGGGCGACCGGCGTCCTCATCTCCGCCAACCGGGCGTTCTCCCGGGACGGCATGTACAACGTGGTCGTCGCATCGGGCGAGAACTCGGAGGACAACGCCCCGCTGGTGACGGCGACCGCTTCCGACACCGACCCGACCAGCCCCACCTACGTCGGCGGGCCGTTCGGCAGGGTGCCGAAGTTCTACAGCTCCGCCACCCTCATCAACACCTCGTTGGCTCAGGGCGCCGCGAACAAGCTGCTGCGGGACGTGATCAAACCGAACTCGACGGTCACCCTCACCAGCCTGCCGAACCCGTGCTTGGAGCCGGGTGATGTCCTGCGCGTCACCTACGAGGACGGCCGCCGTGAGCTGCAGCAGGTGCAGAGCTTCACGATCAGCCTCGGCCTGGACTCCATCACCATCCAGACCATCGGCGGAAAGCAGGACGCCTGATGACCGACGGGTTCTCTCTCGCCCAGGCCGTCACCCAGGCGTCCCGCCAAGCAGCGAGCACAGACCCCGGGGTGCGCCGGGCTGAGGTCCGCTCCGGCACCGTCACCGCGGTCGGCGTCACCCCCGGCACCGTCGATGTCGGCGCCATCCGCGCCCGCCGCTTGGAGACCTA